ACCTATTGAATAAATTTTATCTGATGCATTCCAATTATCATCACTCCATAAACCTTCCTCTTGCATTATTTTTGTAAAGTCTCTGATTGCTCCCCTCTTTAAATGAGGAAGTGATTCAGCCACAACAGAAATTAATATATTGTCATATTTATGAGCAATGATAATTAACAGCTGTAAAGTTGAATAAGTTTTGCTGGATGAAGTACCTCCCTGATTAACTACAAATCTTGCTTTACTTTTTGCTATCTTATAAAACAGATTTGTGAATATCATATATTTTCAATGATGTTTTTTTCATCATCATTTCCAACTTGAATAATAAATCCCCCTCTAATATCTTGCTGGATGAATTGTTTAGGCTTTCCCCATACTCTTTCAATCAATGTCTCAAAAGCTTTTACATCACCTTTAATTGCTTTATTCCTGATGGCTTTAATCATTGCTGTTAATGCTGTCATATCATTTTGTTCCTCTGATAAAAGCTCAGCAATTAAATCATCAATTGGAGGTAAATCAATTGGTCTGCCATTTACATTTCTTCTTGGATCATGCCCTTTTTGAAATGGTTTACCTACTATCTTTTTCTCTTTCATAATTATTTACAAAAGTTTAAAAATTCATTTCTCGCTTTTTCATCCTCTTTAAATACTCCAATTAATTTTGAAGTTGAAGTCCATGTATCGTGTTTCTTTACTCCTCTCATACACATACAAAGATGCTGAGCTTTTAAATGTACTGCTACACCTTTTGGATTTAATTCTTTATTTAATCTTTCAGCTACTTGAGTGGTAATCCTTTCTTGATTCTGAAATCTGTTAGCATACAAATCAACACATCTGGCTAATTTACTTAATCCAATTATTTTATTATTTGGAATATAAGCAACATTTGCTACCCCGAAAAAAGGAGCAGTGTGATGTTCGCATAAAGAATAAAAAGGAATGTTTGTTTGAATAATCATTTCATCTGTTCCCTCAGCATCAAATGTTGTAAAGTTAAATTCTTTTATCTCTAAAAATTCACGCATGAATTTAATATACCTCTTTGGAGTATCAATTAATCCTTCCCTTCCAACATCTTCACCAAGTTGTTTTAATATCTGTTGAAAATGCCACTCAGCACTATTTAAAGTATATTCCATAATTTATGACTTTGAATTGATAATTTCCATTTAGGATTCTGTTTACATAACTCAATACAGTGTTTTAAGTTTTCTGTATTAATAGTGAATCCATCTGAATGTGGACTAATCCAATAATTATTTGCTTTTACTGATGGCTCAGGAACTGTCTGCCCTTTATGTCTCACATATCTTAATTCTGTTACTCCATCAGGAAAATTCTTTTTAATAACATGCTCAGCTACTTTTGGAGATACGCAAATAAAATCTAATCCATTTGGAGCTGAATGAAGTCCACTTGTTTCTATTGCTTGATAATATCCTTTTTCTTTAAACCACATTATCATCTCTTCATTCAATTGATCTAATGGTTCACCTCCAGTCCAAGTTATTTCTTTGCAATCATTTGCATTTAATTTAATCCAATTATCAATATCTTCCAATGAATAATCTTTTCCAGATTCAAATTCTGTATCACATTTAATTCCTAATTGATAACAAGCATTTTTTGCTTTGCATCCTTTTAATCTTATAAATACTGTTGGCGTTCCAATCCTTGCTCCCTCTCCTTGAAGTGAGTAAAAAATTTCTGATATACTAAGCTTCATAAATTACATTACTTGATTTTGTTTCTGCTAATTCTATTTTCACAATTGGTAATCCTGTTTCATTTTTAATTCTTGAAAATAACCAGATGCTCATGTTCTCAGCTGATGTCTCAAAAGGAAGTTTTAAAATAGGCTCATTTGCTAATTCAAGTACTTCAACAAGAGGGTCTTTTTCATAAATTAAAAACCAATGACAATGACCTTTAATAATTGGCTCAACTAATTTATCAATATCACTGAATAAATTAGTTACTCCACTTTCATTCATTTTATCAAATTTAAAATGACAGACCACTTCATAGGTATGTCCATGAATCCTTCCACATTTTTCTCCTCCAGCTTTATTTCGATGGGCTGAATAAAAGTGATATTTTTTTTCTATTATCATAATTCAGTTGAATAGTATTTAAAATGATTTGTCTTTTTTATTACTTGAAATTTTAAGTTGCCAATCAATGGCATATTAATATATGTTTTAGTTAAATATTGATATATTTTTAAATTAAACCAATTGCTATCTTTATACTTATCAAATAAAGGAATAATGTTTCTTGTGCCTATTATAACCTCATCATAACCTAATTTAATGCATTCAGCAATCAGATAATAGTTTCTATTTTTTATATCAGTATGCCAATTTCTTTTTTCAATTTTCAAATCTATGCCTTTTATATTACAATATTCAATAGCACAATTTAATTCTTTACTGCAATAACTTTGTCCATAGTCAAAAAAAATACAATCATAATCTTTTTCTAACTCAGCACAAGCAATACTATCTGCACCACCACTTAAAAGCAATACTTTTCTTTTTGATTTATATCTATTAAATAAAAATGGCTTCCAACGAAATGAAGAAGTATGAAATGGAATGTCAATTAATAAATGAATTAAATAAGCAATTGCTAATATTGGATTAAATAATAATAATAGTATTGGAATATATAAAGAATGAGAAATATCATATAAGAATTTATATCTAACATTCCATTTATCAAATTTATTAAATCTTAATTCATTTGGTATTAATACTATATCAGGTATTAAACTGCCAATTAAAAATAAAGGTTCTTTAGTTATAATAAAACCAGTATATCCTATTATTGAATGTCCTATTATATTCATAAATTATTTTCTGCGTATTTTTGAAATTTAACCCATTGCTCAAAGTTATATAAATTCAATTTATTAGTTATAGCTTTTTTAGATTTATCTGTTTTATATCTTTGAGTTGGAAATCCATTTTTATCAAATACTACTACATTTCCAAATTTACCTCCAACATTCCATGTTGTACTATCAACACTATCAAATTTTAATTCTTTTAACCAAGGTGTTGAAGTAAATCCAAGTCCATGTATTTTAGCTTTATTTTTATGAGCATGATTTATAAACCAGTGAAGTATTTTTGGATTCTTTCTTATTTTTTTTCCATGTTCATTTGCCATAGTTGTTCCTAAGGCAACGTATGGATATTCTTCACAACATTTAATCCAGTACTCAGAACCTCTATTTGAGTGCCAGCAAACTATTGGAGCTATTCCTACTCCATCTTCTATTTGTTTTCTGTAGTATTCAACTTTATTTAAACCAACTACGCAATCAATATCTAATTCAAAAAATAATTTTTGCTTTGTATGTTTAATAAAAGCAATATATTTTTTAACGTATGAATCCCAATCAAAATTTTTATACTTACCTGATTTATCATTTATAGCACTAAAAGCTCCACTATCTAAAATATGTTTTTCTTGATTTACATAATCTCCATATCTACCAGTTTTATGTTCCCAAAAAGATGATAATAAATAAATATCCTTTGTTTGTTTAATCCATGTCCTTTCAATAGTTTTAAATCCAGCTAAATAAACAATCATAATCCTAACAACTTAGCAACAATTTTTTCTTTGCTACCTGAGTATTTTTTGAATGCTTCATTTACAGCTGAGTAATCTTCCTCAGTATATTCCAATACTATTTTAAAAGTATTTGTTTTTTCTTCATTATTATTTTCTTCAAAAAAATCATCCAGATTTATTTCTTCATTTGATGGCTGCCAAACATCAAGTCCCCATTCACCCAATAATTCAGAATCCCATTCATTTGCCAATGCATCCCAATCCCATTCACCGAATCCCACATTATCTTTGATTATAAACTCTTTTTGTTGCTCAGGTGTTAGATTACTACCATCCCCAATAAAAACCTCTTTTAAACCAGCTTCCTGACAAGCTCTGAGCCTCATATTACCTCCAAGTACTTCCATATCCTTATTAACAATAATAGGTCTTATTTCAAGCATTTCGGGGAATTCCTTAATTGACTTTACCAGCTTTTGGAATTTATCATCTTTGATTATTCTGGGATTATTTGGATTCGGTTTAACCAATCCAATTTTAACTTTACTTATTTTCATTTGCAGTTTATTTGCAGTAAAGATAATTATCTGTAATCCAATTTAAATAAAGGTTATTAACTAAAATAAAAAAAGGAGACTAATTGCCTCCTTTGATTATTATGCGTATAGTTTATGCGCACTTTTTAAAATAAGGTGTTTTCAATATATTTATCTTTGACCTTGTAACTTGCATCATATCTTTGGTTATCCCCTTTTGGGTATGGTTCAATCTTAAATTTCAATTTCTTTAGCATATCATTTTTTTGTCTCTTATTGCCTATAAAATAAAAATATCTGTGTTTTCTGTCCCTTTCAGCAAAATACAAATCATCTCCAAACTTCTCTTTTAACCATTTACCTCTGTCTTTTTGCCCTCTACTCATATCAAAAATTGTAGATGTATGAAAATGTTCCATCCCTCTTACTTTGTAATCACTAACTTTAGCTGAAAGTCCAGGGTAAATCCAATTCGTAGCTTGATAAATATACCCATTATGTCCTTTTGATGTATCAGCATAGCTAACAATTACATTTGGTTTTGGTATAAGATTTAAACACTTTGATAAAAACCAACTTAGTATATTCTTTTCTAATCCTTCATCAATACAAAGTCTGTTTAATTCAATAACATTATAGTCAGAATACACACTTCTTATTGCATTACTTGCAGGAGTTCCAAAGCTACACATACCTTTAATTTCATTATCTAAAATCAATCCGAATAAAAAAGTAATTGGGGGCATACGTTTAGCGTAGTGCTTATTTAAAATCCACTCCTTACCTTTTTCTTTAGGTATTATTTCTACTTTATAATTTAGCATATCTCTTGTATTCTTTCAGGAAATATTCTAATTATTTCTCCTTTTGAGTTATGTAATTCAACAAACAACGTATCATTTTCGTAATAGTCATTGGTGTAAATCATTACTTCTTCAATCTGTGATATTGTGGTTTCATCTAAACCATCTGTATCAATTACTTTTACATTTTTTGCCATCGCTTTTTTTCTTTTTGTTTTTCTGTTTAGTGTTCCAATTGATCTTTATCGTAAATAAGTCGGCACTTCATATAACACCACCTATACGCAAGTTTTGTGAAAAACAAAACCTGACGTATAGCTGCATTACGTTACATTAATCCATCATCAGCCATTGAAAGATATGTTTCATCAGTTAGTATTAAATGATCTAAAAGTTTCATATCAAACAACTTGCATATATCTTTTATCTTTTTAGTTATTTGAATATCATGTTCAGATGGTTTTGTATTTCCTGATGGATGATTATGTGAAATTATTATTCCCTCAGCCATAATTTTAACAGCTGTTGCAAAAATAAATTTAGCATCTACAATACAACCAGTTGTTGATCCAGCTGAAATTTCCTGTACTGCTATTATATTGTTTGCTCTGTTTAAGAACATACAATAAAATCTTTCTCTCAATTCAATATCATCTGCCCATATTGATTTAAAAACATTATAAGCGTTTTTAGATTGATCTACCTTTACTGTTCCTTTTCTTTTATTTTTATAGGTTAATTCAACCTCAGCGATTTGTAATAATTCTTTCATGATTTATTTTTTTTTATTCTTTTAATCAATTCTTTTAATTCCTCTTTTATTAGTAATCCAATTACATAGAGAGCGTAAAAAATTAATACTATTATTGTTGTTCCTATCAATGAAGCTATAATAAATTGAAAGGTTTCTAATATTGTTAAATCAGTCATCATATCCATAATAAGGTTCTTGATTATTCCATTCATTGTTGAATATCTCAGAAATTTCCTCTGAGTTATCAATTAAATATTGATCTATTATTTTTTGTTGCTCTTCTGAATATTCCTTTTTTTCATAGGTTATTTCTTCAATCTCAAAATAATCAGTTCCAGAATCATAACCTTTGCATCCCCAGTATTCATAAGATCCAATCCCATCATTTGCAACATGCCCCTCTGCTGTTAATTCAACTTCAATTGGGAAGTCCTCAGCATCATATATTGATATTATTTTAGTTAGCATAATTATTTATTATTAAAGTTTTTTATTATTTGAATATCTTGATTTACACTTTTTAATACTTGCATAAGAGTTCCAAGTACATAAGGTATTGAAACCTCATTTCTGTAATTCTCATCCTGAGCCTTATTTAATTCTGAGGTAATATAATCAGTCAATAAATTACATTTTTCATTTATAATGTTTTTATTTATTTCCTGTCTCATTTTCTTTGTGATTTGATCTTTCATTATATTAAATATTAAAATAATTTAAAGCTTCATAATAATGATCAAAAAAATGTTCCTCTCCTGTTTCTGAATCATAAACAATATAATCTACTGGTTGACCGAAACAAGATGCTATCTGAACTCCATTATCAAGAGCTATGTAAACATAACCAGTATTATTATTGAAACCTACTTCCATAATATCTTCCATAAAACAATTATTTTTATATGATTCCTGAACCTTAATCCAACTCTCAAAGTCTGATGATCCTAAGCTACTAATAAATTCATTTGTTGTTTTCATTGTGATTTGTTTTTATTGGTTTATAATGTTGAGATTGAATTCTTTATATCTATTGCTTTTTGTCTTGCAACTGCTTCCATTGCATTTTTAATTTGTCTTAAAAACCATTCTTTAGATCTCTTATCTTCTAAGTTATTTAAAAAATCTACATCATTTAAAGATTCAGTGAATAAACTCATGTACCTTTCTATTGCATTTTGTGTTTCCATTGTTATTTGTTTTTTAATTATAGAGCTAATTTATAAAGAGTTTATAATATGACCCAATAAATTATGATAAAAAATGCTAACTGCTTGATAATCAAGGTATTAAATTTTGAATAAATTAAGGCTATTACTATAAATATGCCATCCATCCCCTCTGTAATTAAAATTCTCACCCCTAACTGATGGCTGTCCATTATAGGTAAATATAGCCTGTTTACTGAACTCTTTTTTTGAGATATATCCTAACAGGTACGCTGATCTAAAATCCTCTGATATCTTACAAAAAAAGTAAAAATGAGCGTTTTGATTATGGTTTATTAATCTGCATTCAATATTAGTATTAATATATTTTTCATTCACTTTATTTAGTTTTGAACTTTTCACATCAACTTTAAAACCATTACAAATAAAATCATAATCAAATGTCGATTCATCTACAATTTTAAATCCTTTTGAAGTCATAAAGTCCATGTAAACAATTTCACCTAATGCACCATAAATATTTGAAGATCCATTCATGACTGATCCTTTTAATTTTTCAAAGTCATATCTTTGTTTTGCTCTTTCTATTTGTTCAGCTGTTATTTGAATAGTAATCATAAAGCTCTTTAAAATTTAACATTAAATCTTTGCTTGAAGTATTTTTAAGTTGTTCCAGAACTTGAAATCTTTGTTCACCTATTTCAGCTAGTAATTTATTCCCAAACTCAAATTGCCTTCCATACATCATTACATTACATCCATAGCATTGAGGTCTAGCGTTATCTTCGTTCCAGCGTACTGACTGATGCTTCCTACTCCAGAAATGTCCACATTGCATTTTGCTGATTTCATTCCATCTTCCACAAGTGTAGCATTCATTCATTCCATTATTTGAATATTTATTTCTTATGTACTTTGAAAATACAGTATCTAATTTTTTTATCTCTTGCTTTGTCATTTAAAAATAATCTTCATTGTTAATTATTATATCATTTAGGAATTCATTATTTTGAACCATTACAGGCTCAGACTTATTTATCCAGCTGCCTGTTTTATAACTTCCATCTGTTTCACAATATCTTCCAGATTCCATTTGATAATTAAAGGTACTCATTCCTATTCCACCCCAATGGCTAAACTTTACTTTCTGAATATAAACCTGAGTAACATTTTTATTAAAGTCCCTATACACTGTTATTCCATTATCAGATTTATTAAAGAAATTAGATGATCCAGATATTGAATAAAGATTTGGAACTTCATATTGTAAAGTATTAAGATCCTTTTTAATCTTTGTTGGATGAGCTACTAAAAAGCAATGAATGTTATTAACCTCACAGAATCTTGAAAGCTCATCAAGTGATTCCCCGACATATTTTGTTTCGCTTATTTCGTATTTATGTTCAAGTTTATTCCATGCATCAATTACAAAGAAATCCATTCCATATTTTGAATGCAATGATTTAACATGATTAAGTATTGAAGTTAGTGTAAAATCTTTCTCAGGCTTTACAAACCAAATTTTATTATTTAATAATTCCTTTATTTCATTTACTTGATCTATTGTCATTCTCATTAATCCATTCCAAGGTTTTCCAGTAATCTTTCTTGCTAACTTTGAAAAATGAAGTTTTGTTGGTTTATTCTCTGGAGAATAAAATGCTCCCTTCCAACCATGATTAATAAATAACCTAAGTATTATTTCATCAAGAAAATCAGATTTGCCATGATTTGGTATTCCTGTTATTGTGGTAATATATCCTTTAACAAATCTTAAATGCTTATCAAATGTTGCATGACCAATTGTTAATCCCTCATCCAAACCATTCATATACATATCATCAATATCATCTGATATATCCTTAATAGTATAAACCCCTTCAATATCGAATTCCTTTGCATCTTGAATTGATTCTATTATTCCCTGTATGCCATAAGTAATTAAACATTCATTCGCATCTTTACAATTTTTAAATTCAATAATTCTGCATCTATCTTTTCCAAGCCTGTCTGAAATATCATCTCTTAATTTTCTTCCAGCCTGATCGTTATCAAAGCATAAATAAAATAAAGGAACATCATTAAATTGATCTGAAATAAATTGTAGGTATTCTAAATTATTATTATTTAAATTCGCTCCATTTGGAACAGATAATACATTTGATTTACCAGCTTCAAATAAACTTAATGCATCAATCTCTCCCTCTGTTAAAAATATAGGCTGAGTAAAGTCTATATTGTTTAAATTGTAAAAAATTAATTTACTGCCTTTATTAAGTTTAAATAATTTATTCCCTGTCCTGTACTTTATGTTTGTTAGCTCTCCATCAAGATCAAAATAATTAAATTGAATTGTATTCATTTCCTTTCCAACTTGTGGCATGAATTCAATACCCTCTGTAATTTTAAAATGAGTTAAAGTCTTTTGTGATATTTTCCTATCATAAAAATATTTTACAGCCTTATCAGAAAGATTTGTTTTATTTTTCCACTCAGGTTTAATGTAAACTTTATTTTCAATAGATTCATTTTTTAAAAATCCCCTCCAGCCACAGTGAAAGCAGTTCCAAATCTTCTTATCTAAATTAACAGATAAGCATTTAACTGATTTCTTTTTTCTTTCATGGCTACATTTAGGGCAAGTTGTTTGTACCTCTCCAGACTTTCCAGAAGGTACATTTATTCCATAGTCAAAGAATTCCATTAGTAAACCATTTTATTTTCATTAGACTTTGATTCCTTCTTTAACCATTTAACAGCAGTTAAATAAAGTGAAACATATTTTTTATTCGCTCTATAATTTTGAATTGAATCCAACACTGAATCAATTTTATCTTTTGAATAATCTTTATTCAATAAATTAAACTCAGCCTGAGTAATTTTTAAATGATCGAATTTCCTATAAATCTTTTTATCATTTTTATTTTCTATTTCAATTTCAATTTCATTTTCATTTTCTAAAGGCATTGCATTGGCATTGCCACTTTTATGCCATCGCATATTTGCATTTTCTCTTTGCTTATCTGAATGCTTTCTTCTTTTAAGTATTTCATCATCAAGCCTTTCATTGTAATATTTTCCTTCGCTGTCTTGTTTAAATTTATTCAATACCTCTTCCAAATCATCTGAATTGGAAATGCCATTGCATAATCTTTGTATTTGCGATTTTGATAAATGCCCATGCTGATGCTGAGCGCATAATATCCTTACATAGATTCCAACTTGTTCATTGCTGAAAAATTGAGTACCTACTGTAAAGTCATTTGGATAAAATAAAAATGCTGGATCTTTTGCCATAATATAAAAATATGAAACCCCAATTATTCCTAGCCACTCGCCAAAGGGCTTTAGAATAAAAGGGGTAATAATATGTAATTAACTTAATCACTTGGCGAGTAATTTATTTTAAAAATAATAAATTAAAATGGAACTTCTACGTTCTCATCAAAATTATTTTCTTGATTAGATATTCCATTAATTGGTTGAATCTTCCAACACGAAAGAGTATTATAATATTTTCCATTATATTCTCTCCCTGTTAAATTAAAAGCAACCTTTATTGTATCTCCAGACTGATAACCATTAATCAAATTAACTTTATCATTAATTAAATTAAATACAATCTTTTGAGGGTATTTCTCATCTGTTTCAATTACAAATTCCTGTACTGTAAATTTATCAGATACTCTTTTTTTCTCACTTATAAAGTGAATTGTTCCTGTTGTTTCCATTTTTATTTTATTTGTAAATTATTATTAATTACCAGTGATGCTCCTTTAACTTCCTTGCCTAACTTTAAAGAATCTTTAATTAAGGTTTTATCTGGATGCTCTGTTACTTTTAAAGTTTTATACATTGAAGGTATTAAAGTAATATCATCTATTTGAATAGCTTCTGATTTTCTAAATGATAACTTCATTAATGGAGTTTCAATTTTATCAACATCAAATAATTCCATTGCTGATTTAATTCTTTCCTTTAATCTTTCAACTGTATTTTCTCTTGACTTTTTTAATGCCTGTAATCTTTTGATCTCAGCATCAATAATATCTGATTCAGTTTCAAATTTTTTAATTATAAATCCATAAGCAATTCCTTTATTATTTAATTGCTCTTGTGAAATTTCCAGAGCCTGTTCAAGCTCTGGAGTTAATTCACCACCTACTTCTAATAATTCATTAGATAGGTTTAAATACTGTTGTTCAATTTGAAATAAATTCATTACTTATTAGATTTTATAATGTTGTTAAAATACTCTATTTGAGTTTCATTTAATTTATATTTCTTCTGTACCTGTTCAAGAGTTCCACTTTTATTGATTAAAAAATCAATTACATCATCAGCTTTATTTTGTGGTAGCTCAGGAAGATCCTTTTTAACTTCTTGCTTTTTGTTATCGTGGTCTGGATCAGCTTCTGTTTCATCTATTAAAAATAAACCATTCATTGCATATTTCCTTGCATAGCTTGATGCTGTTCCAATACATTGCTCAACACTCATTCCTTTGTGTTCCCCTATCTCAGCGAATCCATTAACAGAAATACATTCATTATTATAGCATATATTTGCAAATGCCTTAATAAACATTTTATTTCCTATCTGAATAATATCATCAGTAATGGTAAATAAAACTTCATGCTTTTTTAGTAATGGTTTTACAGCTTCCAGAATATCTTCTGCTGATCTGTACTTGTACTTTCCAAATGAATTGTAATTTCCTTTTGGAACTTTAAGTTCTGTTTGAACTTCAATTAACCTTTGTTGGATGGTTAAATCCTTTTTTTCTTTCTTTTCCATGATTTGTGATTTTTAATTTATAGTGCAAATTTATAAAGAATTTATAATATAACAAAATTTATTTAAAATTATATTCTATCTCCTTAGGAGTCAAGGCATTAAAAGTTGAATAAATTCTTCCAAGTTCATTTCTTTTTATCTTCCAATTTAGCTTTTCTATTCCTTCACTTTCATAATACATTTCGTTGGCTATAAAAAATAATTTTTCAACTTGATTAATATAATGCAATCTTGAATGGTCTGATTGAACATTATTATATTTAGCCATAATAAAATTTATTTTATGTTTATAGTCGTTTTCATTAATCATTGTTTCCTGAATGATTTCTTTTTTTGTCTTACCTTCCAAAAGTAATTGTTCCATTTCTTGTGTTGTCATAATTTAATTTTTATAGTAACATGATTTAATATGATTTTTATCTAATAACTCGCAAAACTTTT